TTGATGCGCTTTATTCCATCGTCCACAGACCCAGCGGCAATAGTGAATGTGGCAGGCATGTTGCCTGCGTCTCCCACTCTCCGCCCACCGAGACCGAGACCGAGACCAAGACTACCGAATGGCATTATTTCTTCCTCTTTAAATTCTTTACTATTGGCTTTACTGCGCTCTGATAAACCCAGTCTACTACACTTAGCATATCGGTTACATCTTTTACTCCGACTTTCTTCAATGCTTTCGGTGCATCATTCTTCGCTATTTCCATGGCTGCACTCGCTACAATCTTCTGCTTCCCTTCATTGGAATTAAGATCGACATCAAATAGCTCACTCTTATCTTGTACATAGCTAAGTAAAGATGCTGGATTCTCTTCTGCTTTCGCTGCCAATGGCGCAATAATATCAGTTAATTCTCGCTCTGCCAACAACTGTTTAATCTTCTTATACTGAGTTATAATAGCTACGATTAAAGCAGCTATCGCTGCCACTAACGAAATTAAGGCTTCGATGTTTTGAGTAATAGTATTGATAATGTTTTGCATTTTTCCTCCTTATTTTGCAATAGTATTCAATAAGTCGATGATATTCATCTGACTTGAAATTATGATATAGATAATATAACCAAGAAATGCGACTCCGACAATGCGAAAGAAGTTCCACCACTTCGTTGCATTATCTCGACCCTTAGCTATATAACAACTAATGACGCTCTCTACTGACTTTCTCGCTTTCTCTTTTACTATAGCATCTGCGACAAAGTCCTCGGCATGCTTACTGAACTCCGGATTATCGAGAACACTAATAGCATCCTGAATCATAGTCTCTCGCATACAGTAGCGCTGATCATTCTCTTCTCTTAAAACTAGCGCATTCTTATCGAGAATATGTTCGAGTTTAACAATAGCCTTACTAAGTTCGGACATACTATTCTTCAGTTCTGCTATATCTTCTCGGATCTCCGCAGCGAATGAGACTAATTCGTTTCTAGTAACAAAGTCAGTGCCATCCATCAATAGTTCCTCTGCGGTGTAATATAGACTTTCTTAATTAGCCATTGTGCACAGTTATCTGCAGTTTTGCACCAAGAACTGCAATCTCGTGTCCTGGTCTGACAACATAATACAATATCTGCCCACCTGGTATCGCCATTGAAGATGCTGTTGCTGTAGGATTTTCTGACACCTTGATAGTGCAGTCATTACTGGCATAGAGCTGAACTATGGTGAAGTCCGTAGTGGATATCACACCAGAAGATGCGGATGCAGTGCTTCCGTCCACTATTATAGGGTCATTTCCGAGCACGAAAAGCGGAAGGCTTTGTGCGTTTTGGTCTTTTATTAGCGTTCTTGACATTTTATACTCCTGTGATTTGCATTACTTTGTATGTTATTATTATTTTATATGTATTTGCTTCTTCAAGTGAAACTTTTACTTGATTTAGCACGGTTGTTTCATATATTACACGAGTGGAAAATTCAGCTCGCAATGGAGATGTTGGCGTTTGCAAAACCCATATGGCACCATCGAGTTTGTATATAGCAACAGTAATACTGTCAGGGTTTACGTAATACGAACTTCCCAGTCCAGTATTCGCTACCAGAGCTGAATCCGTAATAATCTGGCTTCCCACGCCAGTGATAGTTCCCGTGCCGTATGTATATGTGCGTTGTCTAGCATCGTATGCAACTGCAGATAATGCATTCAGCTGAGCTTGAATATTGTCAGTGACCCCCTGAAGCCTATTCAATTCTGCAGTCGTGATAATTGCACCGTGCATTATGTTCAGTTCTGCACTTTTCGCCGTTACGGCGGATGTATCATTTATACCAGGCGAATTCAGTCTTTTATTTTTTAGGGTCTGTGGCGTATCAATATCCACAATATCGCCAGGTGCAGTCCCGCCAACTTTTTTCCCGTCCAGAACATAACTCTTCACGCCAGTGAACGGGACTTTCACTTCTTGGTCTACGGTTGCATTATTGGCGAAAATGACATCAGCTCCCTCTGGAACTGCCTTAGCTGTGAAATCTTTTAGTCTTTTATTTGCCATTTATTCCTCTAATTAACAATTTTTATTTGGTTGCCTTCGTAGTCAACAATATTATCATCATTGAAATCAATTACATCGTATATTTGCCATCCACTGAAAAAGTTCGGTATTTCAGTGAATTTCTGCGTCGCCTGAAAAGTCAATTCTATGGTCTGCCCCACTTCACAGTTCGCAAGGTCTTGCGGATCGAAGTCAGAAATCAGTTTGCACGGTATCATTATGCCCACTTCATTCTCGAAATCATAGCGAGGATAGACACTAATTGGCGTATCATTAGCATCGCTATCGTTCAGCACGGATACCAGATTGGCGAATTCAATCGCCATATCCGTGTCCAGATTATGCAGAAAAACTGTGATAATTGGTTGATAGCCTATGAACCTGCTTCGCTCTATATTGTCTCTGGTTGTCCATTTCTGCATCTTTCGCTGAAAAGTGATTTTGCCTGTGGCGTCAGGGAATTTCGCTCTTTCAGAACCGCATTCCAGCATCACGCCACCGAAACCGAAAAGCGTAGATGGCATCAGTAGCCTCCCGCACAGGTGAAAGTTATGAGACCATTTTCATCTTCATCGGAAATTCCCGTGATAATCCAATTCCCCATCGTTCCTGAAGTCTGGATGATATCGCCCAGTTGCAATGATGATACGCCTTCCAGATAAGATGGCACATTGAAAGTTATAGTATATACGATGTTCTTAAGCATTTTCGCATATATCTGTCTCAGCACTATCCTCTTATTTTCGGCGTCAATCAATGAAGAGGTGGCATCGAACATATTATCATCTATCAGTATCGCTCTTTTCTTTATGTGCGTCATTTTATCTGCGGTAAAATAACGTAGAGCCTGATCGCTATACGGAGCTATATTGGTGTTAGGATTGATACGATTGGAAATCAGGATTTCGTCATACGGATTGCCTGATGCATCCAGTTTCGGCGTGCAGAAGACCGTGCACATATTCACGAGAAGCATACATCTCAGGATTTCGCTCTGTCGGGCGTTGTCATTGAACCTCTGCGGATTCGGATAGAAATAACCGCTCACATAAATATCCGTGCCATTCACAGAAACAATAGTATCAAGATATTCAATATAGGGGACATTCTGAGCTTCTGCAGATGGCAAGACACCGTTCAAGACCAAGAGATTGAGCAGTTCAGGTTCACTTCCAGCGTGATAGCCTTCTCTATTTCCGCCTATATATTGAGCTTTTCTCAGGATATTGAATGGCGATACAGGGTCTAGCCAGCATTGATATCCTTGAGCGAACCAGATATAATTATCCATATATTTTATCCAGAACACAATTTTAATTTCGCCTGTGGAGGTAACCCAGCAAGTAACGAGCCGTTCTGCATCAGGAAAATCACCGTGTTCATTCCACATTTCCTCGAAATCGCTCACATTGAAGTCGGGATATACAATGGAAATATCGTTCAGATAATATCTGCTATCCGTGAAATCTATTTCCACATAATTCAGCATAGATGTCCATTTTCGCAATACATCCTGAAACATAGACGGTATCATATTGAGATACCACTCCGTGATATGTTCAGTGATATCCTCTTTTCGGGTAATATCAATGAAAATGTCCAGTGCATCGGAGAGATACATACTTTCCGTGCTGTTCAATTCGTTCAGTGAATAGTTCTGCTTTTTCAGTCCGCCAATGAAAATAGGTTTCATTTCCTTTTTCACTACGAAAATAAAGGGAAACCACTCAATATAATCAGGATGGCTTTCACGACTGTGAGAAAATTCCGTGAACCAGCCCAGCTCGCCATACATCGTCATTTCTATCTTGCATTTTCGTCCCACTATAGCGAAAAAATTCACAGGGTCTATGGATAGGTCGTCTATCCTGATGGAACGGATATAGCTATCGGGAATTGACGGACTTCCAGGATAGAATTCTATCGGCACAGCAGAATAGAAATCAGTTTCCGTGTCTTTTTCAATACGGTAGATATCAATGCTATAGCTCATTCGCCAATAACCTCGCTCTCGTAACCGCCTTGTGGAGCGGAATGCCTTCAATTACTTGAGTATATATTTGTGGCGGGTTATTTTCGATAGCATTCGCAAGTCTTTCCAATCTATCTGAAAGAGCGGATATATTTCGCCCTGTATTAGTGGAAAGCATCACGCCACCGTATGCATTACCGCCAATTCCGCCAATGACGCCACCACCACCGACAGAAGCAATAGTTCCTATAGGTGGTATATCAGTCGCTCCAGCAGGAAAGGCTGGAACTGCACCACCAATACCCGTTCCAGTAACAGTTTGCCAGAATTTCAGCATTATCAGCTTTGCAATCATTTCTGTGACAGCCTTCACGAGAATTCTTAGCATCGAGTTCCAGAAAGAGTTCCAAGCACTCAATACGCTATCAGTCAGCATTATCATATCGTAGAGAGCGTCGCCAATTTCATCTTCTATTGATTGTTTGATACTTTCGGCGTATTGTTTCATATCTATCGTGGCATTTTCCAGCTTCTCTTTATTCTCGCCATAATAGTCATCCCATATATTTCGCATCTGATCAGCCACCCAACGCTCTATGAAGACTTGTTCTACGCCTTGTGCTTTATATGCTTCCGCTTCCGCCAATATCTGTTTCGTTCTGTATTGTTGATAATAATACGCCATTCCATTTGATTTGTCTTGTATCTCTCGCAACATTGAGACCGTCGCATCTATCCTTTCCTGATTGGCTTGCTTTTCTGCTTCTACTTGCTTTGCCAAATATTCTTTTTTCTTGGCAGTAAAATCCTTTTCTAATTCGTCTAAAGCAAGATAATATTTCGCACCCTCTAAAGTGCCCGCTTCATAATATTCAGTCAGAATTCTTTTCTGCTCCAGATAGTTTCGCTCCATAGATTGCAATGCTGTATCAGATGCACGCATTATTTGCTCATAATATTGCTGAGCTTTCTGGAATTGATTGTCGTCTACTTCTGGCGTTATTATCGGAAAAGTTGCACCGCCAGCTCCATCAAAACCCGAACCTAAGTCGTCTAATGATTTCTTTAGTTTTTTATTTAGCTCTATTTGCGTATTGAACTGAGTTTGAGAAGATTTAGTAATAGCATAGAATTTATCATCATATTCAGAAAAAGCAGTGCCTAATTCAGAAATTCCAGTCTTGAATGTGTCAAACATATGATTCCATACATCTATCACTGGCTGAGAAGCTCCAGCGAAAGAATTTTTCATTCTATCGCCGAAGCCAACGAAAGCCTTGAAACCTTGACTCTGAAAGCGTGTGAAAGTATCTGCCATGGTCTCAATAGTCCCAATCAGCACATTCAATGGCACGCTCAATGTATTGATAGTCAATTTCATTGCATCAACGAATATAGAAAAAGACTTCGTGATAATAATATATGCAGACTTGATGACTGTTTCGCCATTGAGTATGAACGCTGTCACGAAATCGTTCCATAACCTGAACTGCTCTCGCTGAGAGCCTTCTACGGACTCGTTATATTTTGCCATATTGTCCGCAGATACAGAAAAGAAGTTCACGAGTGCAAAATTGACTGCATCCAGCACGGGAAGTGTATTTTTCCCTATCTCTTCGAGAAAATCGCCCCAAGCATTCTTCAGCTGTGTGCTGGAAATCACGCCTGCTTGTGCGGCACCGCCGAATTGACCTTGAAGCGCTGACAGTATAGTCTTCTGTGCGTCCAGTGTGCGATTCGTTTCTACCATTTCCGTGATCATATCTCGTTCAGCTTCAGTGAAAGATACGCCTGCACGGTTCATTGCGTTCATTCCACGCACAGGGTCATTGAGTGCTTTTCCGACCATTATTGCGGCAGAACGCAGGTCCATATTCATTGCCGTAGCCATATCCAGTATAGCCTGCTGAGCATCTGTGAAAACCTGTCCTGATATCTGCTTGAATGTGGTGAGCAGAATAGTCACATTTTTCAGGATATCTTCATCGCCGTAATTGGATATGGACTGGAGTTCCGACGCTATACTGGCGAACTGTTCTGCAGTGAAGCCTGCCGCCATACCTGTAGTCTGTATCTGGCTGGCGAGAATACGCTGAACTTCTACCGCTTCACGAGCGTTTGAAATAGAGTCAGAAAGTGTCCTGACTGCTGTCCGCACCGCCATTAGTCCTGCTGCAGCAGGCGCAAGAGTTTTCACCATTGACCCGATAGAAGCACCGAGCCCGCCTACTTTTGCTTTCGCCTGTTCTGCACCATCCACGCCTATGCGTAGTCTGAGTTCTTGGCTATTTACCATATTTTTTCTGTTCCTCTTCTAAAATAGCCTTTTTGCACCGAGCCAATGTATTTCTCGCAAGATTGATAGAACTCATAAACCATACAGGCTGTAGTTCCCAAGTGCCACCATTCGGATAGCTACTATAGCCTGAGTCAATTTCATTCATATAAGTGATAATATGATAGGAAATAGGCGAAATCAATGGATAGCTCTCAGTTTTCGGACATTTCTCGTTCATTTCGCAGAGTCTGCACATCTTATATCTCAAGTTTTCAATCCAAAACGGTGCGGTAGAATCTGGATTGCGAGCTATGTATTCTACCGCTGAAATTAGTTTTTTTCATTCTCTTTCGCTTTCGCTTCAACTTCTGCTTCTTTCGCTGCTATGGCTTCGTGCAGAATGATAGCCAGCGTCTGATCCAGGTCGTTGATAGCTTCTTCTGTTATCTTTTCGCTGAATTCCCACGAATCCAATGAGTGCAGTATAGTCGCATTCCTGAGATTGACTGAACCTTTTGGACGGATTATCATTTCACCATTCTTTATCTCCATCTCGAAAGCTTTCTGTTCTATAGCCTGCTTGTCTTTCGCACTCTGGATGTGTGCATCAGCGAGCTTGTCTCCCTTTTTTATGCCGAAATGAGGCAAATCATAGGGTGCAAGTATCTCATACCGATACATCTCGCTCATACTGGTGAAACAGTTCTTGAATTTTGCCATAATGTCTCCTATTCAGTCCAGTTGGATGCGTCTATTTTTATAGGGTCAGTAGCCGAACTTGCAAGCTTTCCCGTATAATTGAGCTTGAATATGTCATTATCAGGGTCTGGTCTATCAAATGCAGTGGCAATTGACCAAGTATCAATATCTAAATCTTTTTGTCCCACTCCAGGACGCAAAACAATTGTAATAATGTTAAGATTTTCTTGCTCAGGATTGTCAAGATAATCTAAATGAGCTTCTTTTCCACTGGCATCGAAAAGGACAGTATATTTCAGCTCGCCATCGTATCCTATAATGAGCGGATAGGCAGGATATCTGCTATTGGCGTATTTTGTGCTGTCTGAAGTGAAAACATTGTTCAGTGTGAGTCCGAAACTTTCGAGCCCATAATTTATAGCACCAAAAGCTAAATTATCAGTAATATCCCCGAATAGAGCAGGCTCAGGAAGCACCATACCTGGGTCAGTGCCTGTGATAGCTTGGCTCAGTTCTCGCTGATATATAGTTCCTTCGAATGTAGCCGTGACGCCAATAAACCCAGAGCTCTGCGAGCCTTCAATGACCAGCGATTGAAGCTTGCACCCCTGAGCTTTATCTACCTTATATGGCGACGCCGGACTATCATTATGAATCATATATATCACCGCTGAAAGTGGCGTTTTATTCGGGTTTGCCTGCATCTTGTATATCCCTTTCGCAGGGTTTTTCTGGTTGAACCACAAATCCAATAGAATTTTGCTATAGAGACCGAATTCGCCTGTATATGTCGCTGTGCAGGACTTCGTTGTCACGAGCTCACTATACGGGTGCGGAACTGCTGATTGTGGTTTGAATTTTGTATCCCGCTTATTGTTATTCTGTGTGATTTCCAACACACCAGGCAAGACCACAAGATTTGCCCAGGAAGTCGCACTTGGTGCTTGGCCCACTGGTGCTTCCGTTCCGCCTGCGTTATAGCTGTATTCTATGCCTATCGCTATGCGGTAGTCATTTCCATATCTTATTTTTTCTGGCATTTCTTCTCCTCTGCCTCTTTTGGCTCCGATTTTGTATCGGTCTCTATTTTCTCTTTCACCAGCAAGTGCTTATACATCTCGTAGGCACTCTCTGGATACTCACGATATTTATCGTCATTTATGATGGCTATTCTATAGCCATCTATCTGATGATAGATAGGTTTCTTTAGTGTTGATTTTGCTTTTGCACGAACCATATTATCCTCCTGTATATCTTTGGTCGTTATATCTTATGCTGAAAGTTATTCGGCTGCACTGGAGTGCGTCGCTCTGGTATGCGGACTGGATAATGGGAATATCCGAATTGAATTCTACTCTCGTCAGTTCCAGCGAAACGCATTTCCCGCCTAAGTGATTGTCTTTGTATATTTCATTGATTATTGAAAAAACCATATTTTCGTGATATTCCGTCTTTTCGTATCCTGTTTGCGTGATTAGAATTATCGCACAGGTATAGACAGGATTCACGATGTTATTGGAGGTCACGAAAGGCTCCAGCGAAACAGACTCTATCAATACAGCGGGATAATGATTTCCTAGGCGTGATATGCCTTCAGGATATACATCGCTGGCGAGAACGCCTGCAATCGCACATCTATCCAGGATTTCTTTCTTAATATCTTTGAGTTTATTTATCATCTTATTTCCTTTCAATTCCGCCATTGCTGTGAAACTCTGGTCTTTACGGCATTTGCGAGCTTGTCGAGAAACTTTCTGCTATCTGCGTCATTCAGTCCGAAGTGTTCTCTTTTCGGCATACGGTTCAGTCCGTTCTGGTGGTGAAACGCTACCATTGCTCTATGCGAATCTGAATAGTATATTTCCGCATCATTCGCATTCACCTTCACAGCGAGCGAGTTGTGCATTTCGCTACGATTTTCCAGATTCACTATATCTGTAGTCTTTCCTATTTTCCTGCGGTAGTCTTCATACATAGGTGAATAGGGAACGAACTGCTGGTAATTCACATCCACACCTGAACGGGTGCGTTTCTTGATTAGCTCTCGGATGTCCATCCCAATGTTTCGCAATTCCATTGCACTTGGTCTTATCTCTATATTCAGGTTAGGCATTTTCACGACGCTAATCATTTCACAATGCTTCCGCCGAAAAACGCACGAGCTCCGAAAGTATCACCCTCATATCCAGCCAATCGCATAGCGGACATAGCCTTGTCTTTCTCATTAGAATATCGCTGTGCATAGTAGTCTGCTTTCGCCTGATATAGCTGATTGTAGCCACTATTGGCAAGGTCTGCATATATGAGATTGAGCACTTTCATATCAGAAGCTATGGCGAATATCTCAGGATTGGTCACGAGAGAGATGGCTTCTGCATCGCTTTCTATGGTGGGATATCTCGCCAGAATATCAGTCACTATGTCCTGTTTCAATATTTTCTTAGCCAAGTCTATTTTGTCTTGCCAAGTATAGTTGATTGTGGCAAGATACCACGCTGATTTCGAGGATAGCGATGCCGTCAGTTCCGTGTCAGAATGCAGGACTAAGCTCTTGGCTTCGTTCAATGGAAACTTTCCTGCTTCTGCATCGCCATTGTATGCGACCAGCTCAATGATTGTATCCATAGGGATTGCCATATCATTCTCTTCTACTGGAATGTCTATTACATTTCCTTCTGCGGTCTTAGCTCTCGCTGAAGTCACATCGCCAGAAAAGGTCAGCGTATACGGTTCTGTCTCGCTCTCGCTCCGCAATGACCATATCTCAGTCTTGCCTGCGAGGCGATTTATTTCCTTCTCCCAAGCAGAAAGTCCTGCAAGCGTGCTCAGTGTTATATCGTCATAAGTCATATCTCAATCCTCAAAGTGGGTGGCGGTAAAAGGAGCAAAACCGCCACCCGTCCCCAACCTGCTAACAGGCTTAAGTCATCACTACATAAGCGTCTACGGTATCTGTACTTTCATTTGCAGTAGTTGTATAGGTCAGCTTCACATACTTATAGTCATCTGGAAGGCTATCTGGGATTATCTCCTCACAGATAGTCTCACCTGGTGCAAAAGCTATAGCAGATCCAGATGCGGTTGCAGTATACAAGACCTTATTCAATGTGTCAGTTGGCGTGTTAGTGGAACCATATTTCGCTACGATAGTAAGTGCTTTTGTATTTGCTATGCTTACAGCAGAATGAGCTTTTACCACTATTTTAGCATGGCCGAGACTATTTCCGCCATATTTCACTACATTAGTAGAATCCCCGCTGGTTGCATTTGGCAATGCCTGTGCTTTACTCAAGATTAGATTTTCATCTATTACATAAGCTCTATTTTTGTATCCCATTTTATCCTCCTATCAATCCAATGCCGTGGTTTCAGTGCTGACAATCATTTCATCCAGCACTATAGGAATGTTGTCCCAAGACGCTACCATGGTGTTATAGTCAGTGTCGCTTGGAGCGAGTTCTAATTTCGTGTTCTTTATCTGTTTGACCAGTCTGCGACCCAAGCGGTTCATATACAGGAAGGTTCTGCCATCTGCCATACCTTTGACGGCGTCTATGAGTTCGTCAATCAGTGCAGCAGTAGGTGGAGTTACAGAAGTGATTCTATTTATGGCGGCGACACTGTATTTCGAACCGCACTGTAGTGCCGCATTCGTCCAGAAACTGACGCTGTAGTTCAGGTTCTTGGCACCTGTAGTTGTGTCAGCAGTGGGAGCCTGAAGCGTTCCACCGCCCACGAGTTCCATCTGCACGAGGTTTCCGTTTTCCTGTTCTGGAATGACAATCTGGGTCTCGTTCTCTGCCCAATGCACCGCTATGATAGAAGTGCAAGAGCCAGAAGAGCCATTCAAACTGCCTATCAGCTGTCCGTTAGCTTTCGCTATCTGTCTCAGACCCTTGAAAGCACCTGGAACGCCGAATGTGGGGTCATCACCGTATATCACTGCTTGTGCGAGTTTCTGCATTATGCTTCTGATGTAGGTCGCAGTTCTACTCTTGCTATCCAGAAAAGCTTCCAGACTACCATATTTCATTTTGATGATTTGGTCTATAGTTACCAATCTCTGAATTGATGGGAGCTGAACGCTGGCCATAATGGAGTTCTCCATCGTGGAAACAATAGAGCCGTTCACGGAGCGTATAGCGGCCTCGCCATCCTCTTTCAATACTTCATATTCGTGACGCAGAAAATCGGAGCTGAATCCGAATTGTGCAGTCTCGAGAACTCCCAATGCTTTCACGACTTCGGAAATCACGGGAGCTTGGGGTGACTTAATGTCCAGCAGTAAGTCTCTTATGTTCATTTATTTACCTCTTTCTGTTTTTTAGTTCTTGCCCGAATGTGTAATCCGAGCTATGTTTTTCGTTATTTGCTGCAGGCGCATAGCCTGAAGCTTCTTTAGCGGGTGGATTGAACACACCAGCAGTTTCTAATAGTTGCATTGCAGCAAGATTTTTCTGTGCGATCTCGGGTGTGATATCGCCCTCCAGAACGAATTTGTCTTTTATCTTGCTTACTGTTTCATATAGCGGGTCTGTATCTTTGACTTCGAAGACCTTGGCTTTTTCCTGCCAAGTGCGAATCAGTTTCTCTTCTTCTTCTTGTTTCCATTTCAGATACTCTTCTTCTATCTTCTTCAGTCTTTCCAGTTCCGCTTTTGTATTTGAGCTTGAAGCCTTCTCCAGCTCGGAATTTTTCGCTTCCAGCTCTGCTTCCAGTTCCCGTATCTTAGCCTTGCGTGTCGCACTTTCCTTGTTGGCGGCACTGAGGCTATCCAGGATGTCTTGTGCCTCTCTCACTGCATCCGCTATGAGAGCACTGATTTCCGCTGGTGCATCTGCACCGAGAGTGTTCTTGATTCTATCCAGAATCTCTTTTATTGCCATTGTTGTTCTCCTATAATTTTATTTTCCTGCACGAATGCAAATATTATTTTATGAAAATTATTGTCAATCATTTTCCTACATTCTCCCAATAGTATTCTGGTTCTATCTGTATGAAGTCGTGCCTGCAATTGTATTCTCTTTCTCCTGCAGTTTCAGCTTCGAAAGCGATGCGTTCCTCATCAGTGAAGAATGGTGCATTCGGAAATCTGCTGTCAGGATCCACGCCAAGACCTATTCTGCAGGCGGGACGAGTCAGGTCATCTATCGGTCCTTGATATTCCCAGAAGAGCTCGCCTTCATATTCATCTTTCGTGGCGTATTCTACTGCCTGAATGAATTCGCCTCTGCTCGTATTGAAATAGGTCGTTGCATATCTCTTCAGGTTATTTTCCAGCACATCCCGTATCTGCTG